GACAAACTAAAATAATATGAAACCACTAAACCTAATCCTAACCGGTGCTATCGCAGCAGCAACATTTACAGCATCACAAGCAGCTGTAACGTTAACATTGGATAATGCTTTTGTAGCTAGTGATCCAGATTACACGATGACTCTTACCTTTGAAGAGACTAATCGTGCTAATGAAGTTAAGGTAACATTCAAAGCAGTTAATGTTGGTAGCCACTATGTTGATGGTGTTGCTCTTAACCTTCCAGAAGGACTTAACTACCAAGCAATTCAACTTGGTGGTGTAACTGCTGAAGAAGGTTTCTTCCAAGCACCTAACATGCTTAAGCAAAGGGACAATCTACTTGGACCTAATGGTAACAATATTGGCATCTTCGATATCGGAGCTGGATTTGCTACCGGTCGTAACAAGCCAGATAACGTTCTATTTACTACAAATGATTCAGTATCGTTCCTTGTTACCAGTACTGCAAATGGTGCTACCTTAAGTGTAGCAGACCTTGCTGAGACATTTGATACGCCAACCGATACTTGGGTAGCAGCTGCTTCAGTTATTACCGCACCTAACTATTGTGCATGGTATACAGTAGGTTCAGCTACACCAGTACCAGAGCCATCAACCGCTCTACTTGGACTTATTAGCCTTGCAGGACTTGCTCGTCGTAAACGATAACATTTAACCCCCAACTAAGAGAGCCGCTACTTGATTGTAGCGGCTCTTTTTTTGTTTAAATCTATCCAAGTCTTTCGCAGATATATCTCAAGATCTTACTACGAACAATCTCTGCATTACCAAACTTAAAGGTGTAAATACCTTTCTCTTCACATTCAATACTATTGAATCTATCGAAGACATTCTTAAAGCCTGATTGCTTAACATCAGATTGTTTACCATCACCAAGTACAATGTATCTACTATTGCGACCAAAGCGAGTTAAGATTGTAGTTAGCTCACCCTTAGTAAGGTTTTGAGCTTCATCAACAATAACACATGTATTGTTAAATGTAAGACCACGAACAAAGTTAACAGGTATTGCATCAATCAAACCTTTCGATTTGAGCATGCCACATGTACCTGGACCACAAAGTTCAGTTACCTTCTCAATAAGAGGCATCATATACGGAGAGAACTTATCATCAATCTCACCTGGGAGTGAACCTAAGCTCTTATCTGCTGACTCAACTACTGATCGAATATAAACTATCTTCTCAACATCTTCGTTTTTTAGCATTTCAAGAGCGGCATACACAGCAATGTATGTCTTAGCGGTTCCAGCAAGACCATCTACAAAGGTCATTTGCGTACCACCCTCGTGGATTGAGTCGTAGAAGTCACGATGCTTTGGCTTCATATAGAATGGCTTTCTAATCTTGAAATCCATCAACCACTCTCCATTAAAGATATCTTCACCAATTTCCGGATCAATATCCACAGCTTGTTTCTTAGAACGTCTGCTCATCTATTAATACTTAGTCAACATACTCAGCTATACCAGCAACTATAGTTGACTATAGTTTGCGGAGATCAGTTGAATCTATAGAATAGTATGTTATAATATAGTTGAAATGGACTTAGATAAAGAAACTTTAATCCTTTCTGACGATAAAATCTTTTATACCATCGAGGGTGAAGGTGAATTCGTTGGTCAGCGATCCCTATTTATGAGGATGGCGATGTGTAACCTAACTTGTATTGGGTTTGCATCTGAAGACTCTCCTCATGGTTGTGACTCTTATGTCTCTTGGACTGTAAAGAACAAGATGACCTTCAATGAGATCTTCAAGTTAATGGAAGACAATAACTGGATTGAGAAACTCGAGAAGGGTACTATCTGGAAACTTACTGGAGGTGAGCCTCTTATTCAACAAAAGCAATTGCTTAAGCTTGTAGATGAATTTATTTATCGATATGGATTCGAACCTAAGATTGACTTTGAGACTAATGCTACCCTTATGCCTAATCCAAGATGGCATGATGAGTTTGGTGCTACCTTTACTACCTCACCTAAGCTAACTACTAATGGTGATCCAGAAGAGAAGACTTATAAGCCAGAGGTACTAAAGTATCATAGAGAGATTGGTTCAGGCTTTAAGTTTGTTATCAATGACCCTGATGCTGATATCAAAGAGGTTTGGAATAAGTATGTTGAAGATGAGCATGGCATTAATGTACCTCGTGAGCGTATTTGGTTTATGCCTTGTGCTGGATCTCGTGAAGAGCATATTGAGAATGCTATAGCTGTTGTTGAGTATGCTAAAGCAATGCATGTTAACTTCTCACCTCGACTTCACTTATTAGTCTGGAATATGGCTCTTAAGGTGTAATAATAGTTGATAACTAAAATCTATACTCTATAATATAATTGTATGTCAGATAACAAAAGTAACTACGAATGGCTCGGTGAGGATGAACTCTCGGGTGAAAAAGATAAGATCGCTCGTGAGATCATGGGTGGTGAATTGGCTGAAGGTTATGTACCTCCTTCGAGGGTATATGACGATCAGCTTAAGACCGATAAGAAGTATATCTCTTCTCTTCCTGATCTTCAGAATGGACCATCAAGCTTAATTCAAGGTGCTGCTGTACCTATTCAACAAGTTGGTATTCATAACTTCCGTTTGCCTCTTACTTATAAGAAGCGTGATGGTAAGACTGTTACCCTTGAGACTTCAGTAACTGGTTCAGTTAGTCTTGAGGCTCATAAGAAAGGTATTAACATGTCTCGTGTGATGCGTTCTTTCTACGATCATAAGGATGAAGTATTCTCTATTAGTAAGATCCAAGAAGTGCTTGAGACTTATAAAGAGAACCTTGAGACCTTTGACTCTCGAATCATGCTTAAGATCTCCTATCCTATCAAGCAAAAGAGCTTGCGTAGTGGACTTGAAGGCTATCAATACTATGATGTAGTCTTTGAAGGTGACCTTACTAAAGAAGGTGAGTTCAAGAAGTATATTCACTTTGACTTTGTTTATTCTTCTGCATGTCCTTGTAGCTTTGAGCTGAGTGAGCATGCTGAGAAGTATCGTAACCGTGCTACTGTGCCTCACTCTCAGCGCTCTGTCGCTCGTGTAAGTGTTAAGTTTGAAGATATGCTTTGGGTAGAAGACCTTCAAGAGCTCTGCCTTGCCGCTCTTCAGACTGAGACTCAGGTAATGGTTAAGCGTGAAGACGAGCAAGCCTTTGCTGAGAAGAATGGCTCTTATCTTAAGTTTGTTGAGGATGCAGTACGCCTTATGTATGAGAAGCTATCAGCTGACTCTCGTATTGTTGACTTTAAAGTCATTGCCTCTCATAACGAATCTCTTCATAGTCACAATGCAGTGTCAGTAATCACTAAGGGAGTACCTGGTGGCTTTAGTGCTGGTGTTGCTCGTGACGTATTCGAATCTACTGGTTTGCGTTAACTCGTAGTTATAAACATACCAGAGCCCTTCTTGCTTATGTGAGAAGGGCTCTTCTTTCTTGCAAATTTACAAACACTAAATAAATATAAACGTTATGCGTATTGCTTTTACAGGTACAGCCAACTCAGGTAAGTCAACAATGGTCAAGTCTTTTCTTCATACATGGAAAGAGTATGAAACACCAACCAAAACATATCGTGATGTTCTTGAAGAGAAAGGTTTAGAGCACTCCTCCAAGACTACTACCGAGACACAAACAGCTGTCCTCGATCATTTGATTGATACTATTCAAGGAAGGGATCTTAAAGATAAGATTGTTTATGATCGTTGTCCTCTTGATGCAGTAGCCTATACAATGTGGGCTAACGGTAAAGATATCGAAGGCTTTACTGATGAGTTTACTGAGAAACAAATCTCAATGTCTCGTGAGTCACTTCGCTCTCTTGATATCATCTTTATGACTCGCTTCAATGAAGCTACAATGAAGGTAGAAGATGATGGATTGCGTGATGCGAACCTCGCATACATTAAAGAGATGGATAATATCTTTTACTCACTCTACATGCAATATATGGTTCATGCTGATGCAGATGTATTCTATCCTAAAGGTGATTCACCTTGCTTGATTCTGCTACCAGATGATCCTCAAGCTCGTATTGATCTTGTTCAAGAGTATGTTACTCCAGAAGGTACAATGTATGGGGAAGAAGAGTCTATTCTTAACCCAGAGAACATTGAGCAGTTAGAGACACTTGTAGCAGCACAAGCTGATGCACTTGAAGCAGAGAAGACTCAAGAAGAGCTAATGAAGCAATTTGGTATTGATCAACCAACACCTAAGTACGATCCTTATAAGATTAGGACTTAGAGTACCTCAAGAGTAAATCCAAGAGTAGTTGCTGACTTAGCAGCTACTGCTGTTGATAGATCTATTGCACTAAGGTCAAGGTAGTTGGTCTGCTTCTCTGATTCAACAAATTGTACAAGCTCACCTTCACCATTTAATGTTGCAGCTGATGGTATAACAAGGTAAGCAGCATTAGCAAAGTTAGTTACAAAGTTAAATCGAACAACTGAACCTTCAACTTCAACGGATTGAATATTGCTACCTGATACTAACTTAGCACCTTGCTCATCATGAGCAGAGAGTGTTATAAGAGCTTTTGTAGTATTGCTTGTAACTTGTGCAACACTTGCTTCTACTGCAGCTGAAAGAGTATCGATATCTGCATACATTGTATTGATATCAGTAGAGTGCTGAGTAATGGTTGTACCGAACGTTGTATTGTCAAGACCAATAACAAAGTTGTTGAAGTCCATAATGTTAGTACCATCATCTGTTTCGATGATCAACATATCACCAGCAGCAACCGAAAATGTTTCTGGAAGCTCTTTAATATTGTAGATGAGATTCTTATTATCAACGCAAGGCATGCTAATATTTATGTCGAAAACAGTTGATTCATACTTGTTTTAGGATATAATAAGGTAATGAGTAAGATTGGTGTAGGAGTTATAACCTGTGATCGTATGGATATGTATCATGTCTGTATTAATTCAATCAAGGAAGACTGGTGTGATGAAATTGTTACTGTCGATGATGGTAGGAAAGACTATGTACTAGCTCCGAAAGGTGAATATATTAAGACTGATGGTGGTGTTGGTGTAGGAAAGGCTAAGAATGAAGCTCTTAAGCACCTTATGGATAAAGGATGTGACTATATTATTCTTGTTGAGGATGATATGAAGCTAACCAATAACATCTTTGAGGAGTATGTTAGAGCGCATAAGACAACCGGCATCCATCACTTCATGTTTGCATACCATGGACCAGCTAACAAGGCAGGTATTAGTTATGGTAAGCCAGTTCCCCGTTTGGTATTTGACTACGGTCCATTTGATGAGTGTCGTATTGCTCTCAACCAACATTGTGTAGGTGCTGTTACATTCTATACACGTGAGTCTCTAGAGAAGGTTGGTCTATATGATGAGAACTTCACTAATGCATTTGAGCATGTTGATCACTCTTACCAGTTAGCTAAGCATGGCTTTAGTACCCCTTATTGGTGGTGGGCTGATATTGAGAATAGCTTAGACTATGTAGTAGAGCAAAAGTGTTCTGAAGAGTCATCTGCTATTAGACCTCGTGCTGACTGGCAACCTAACATTCAAGAAGCCTTTGAATATTTTATGAAGAAGAATAATGTATCACCTGTACAGGTACCTGATACCCCTCAGCAAGAGGTTGTTAATATTATTAAAAAGTATAAGAAATTAATCAGTGAGCGATCTAAATAGTGCCTATAACGGAGAAGGAGAAGATGACTTCTTCTCTTATATTAAAGATACCTGCAAGACTATTTTCGATGTTGGGTGCTTTGCTGGTACTTACGAAAATGGTGATCGTGCAGTTAATGTGTTCACCCATTTAGAAGATGTTGATGTTCATTATTTTGATCCTGTACCTGAATTTATTAATGAGGTTAGTAAACAGGTTAAAAATAGAGATCGTAGCTATCTAAATAAATTTGGCTTATCGAATAAAACAGGAGAGTTACCTTACTATACTGAAGTAATGTCTTTTGTAGAGCGTAGCAAAACATTACCTCACCGTAAGACTGAACCAGACCGTACGCTTAGTATTAAGAGAGGTGATGAGTATGTTAAAGACCATAATATTAAATCTATTGACTTTCTTAAGATTGATGTAGAGGGATTTGAAAAGGGTGTTATTGAAGGGTTCGGCAGCTTCATTAAAAATGTTAAAATTGTTCAATTCGAATATGGTGGTTGTTGGATTGATAATGAAGTAAAACTAGCAGAGGTTGTCAACCTTCTTAAGCAGGCAGGGTTTGCTAATTTTGGTAGAATATTTAAATCAGGTGTTATACCACTTGAAGAGTCATTACAAGATGATTATAAGTTTTCAAATATAGTCTGTCATAATACAAAGAATTACAAAAATTGGACAGATGACAAATTTAAAAAATAAATTAACATTTCTCATAGCAGCAAAAGTAGATCATGAAGATCGCATCCGTAATATCAGAACGACTTTGTCTTATCTCAGACATCACTTTGATGCTGATATTATTATTAGTGAGCAAGATACTACAAGTAAGCTTCACGATATGTGCAAGGCTTTTCATTGTCGACATATTTATATTGAGACTGATGAGTTCTTTAACAGGCAGCGAGGAGTCAACCTTGCAGCAAAAGAAGCTACTACTCCAGTCATTGCTCATTATGACGCTGATATACTCTTAAGACCTGCTCAAATTAAAACCGCTACAGAAGCTATTGTTAGTGGGGCAGCTCAAATGGTTTATCCGTTTGATGGTAACTTTTATGATGTACCAGAAAAGTTCTTTAATGTTATTAATGAGACAAAAAAACTTACTAACGTGAATCTCGATGAGTGTCAACTATTCAACTCACACTCTGTTGGTGGCGTTGTAATGTTTGATAGAGAGCATTACTGGAAGTGTGGTGGAGCCAACGAGCATTTTAAGAGTGTAGGGTATGAAGATAATGAGATTAATTCTCGCTTCAAAAAACTCGGTACAAAGATCATGCGTACGCCTTGGCCTCTATGGCACCTGACTCACTTTAGAGGTAATACATCATACGATCATAATCCACATGTTAACTTTAATAGAGATTACTGTCTTAAAATAGAAGCAATGAGTGAGGAAGAGTTACGTGAACATATTAATGAATGGGACTGGCACAAACTATGAAAGATAAATTAACAATTGTAATTCCAATTAAGATCGATCACGAAGATCGGTTACGAAATGTCAACATCTCTGTTGCATATATTCGCCATTATTTTGATTGTGAGATTATTATCTGTGAACAAGATACAGAGAGTAAATTAATTGACCTTTGCAAAGAGCATAAATGTAAGCATCTCTTTATTGAGACAGATGAGTTCTTTAACAAGCTTAAGTTAGTTAATCTTGCTGTAAGAGAAGTTAATACACCAGCATTTGCCTTATATGATGCTGATGCTCTCCTAAGGCCTGAACAGCTCAAAGGGGCAACCAATGCAATTGTAAGTGGGAGAGCTCAAATGGTTTATCCGTACGACGGTAAGTTTTATGATGTACCTGAAAAGTTCTTTGATACTATTACAAGTACGAATGATCTTACAAAGATAGATCTTGACGAGTGTATTCTATTTAATCCTCACTCTGTAGGTGGCTGTGTAATGTTTGATGTTAATCAATATTGGAAGTGTGGTGGCTCAAATGAAAACTTTAAGAGTGTAGGTTATGATGATCCAGAAATGTATTCAAGGTTTCAAAAGCTTGGAACTAAAATAATGAGAACTGAAGCACCCTTATGGCATTTAACGCATTGGAGAGGTGAATCAAGCTTTAACCACAATCCACATATTGAGCATAACAAAAGTATATATGCAAATGTGTTGAATATGACGCAAGAGCAGCTACAATCGTATGTAGATAATTTTAGCTGGGTATGATAACAAGCACAAGAATAGGAAGATATGGTAACCTCTGCAATAGCATGTTCCAGTATGCTGCTGTAGTTGCAATGGCAAAGAAGACAGGACTTGAGTATTGTATACCACAAAACGAAACATACTACGAACCTAACTACGGTTGCAACAATACCTCCATATGGGATGGGTTTAAGATTAAGTCATCGGTATTACCAACTATAGAAACTTCAGCACCTAACCATGAACATCTAGTACCCAAGTTTAATGAGGTTGAGTTTCCTTTCGAGTATAAAGATATTCAAGTAGATGACTTTACAGACATGAAAGGTTTCTTTCAATCTGAGAAGTACTTTGAGAATGCTAATGATGAGGTGAGGAGGTCATTTGGATTTAAGGATGACCTACTAAAAGATCTACGTAAGAAATTTAAGTCAGGTCATTACCCGAGCCCACGTGAGTGTACATCCTTGCATATAAGGTTAGGTGACTATACACATAAGAGAGCTTATCACCCTGCACAACCAGCATCGTATTGGAAGCAAGCAGTAGACGAAGCTGCTTTAGACTATATTGTTGTTTTCTCTGATGACATTGAACAAGCTAAGCGTATGTTTAAGGGCGATAAGCGTGTTATATATTCAGAAGAACAATGTCCTTTCGCCGCCCTCTACCACATGTCTCGCTGCAGGAATCATATCATCTGTAACAGTACCTTTGGGTGGTGGGGAGCTAAATTAGGGGAGTGGCATAATGAAGATGATAACTGGGCACCAGTTGATAAAACAATAGTAGCACCTAAAATATGGTTCGGACCTGCACACGATTTTAGCTCTGAAGACATTATACCGAACCGTTGGATAAAATTATGAAGATATTCTTACAAGATGATTGTTTCGCGCATTGCGAATTCTCAAATAACCCACTACCAGTTAAGCAAAGAACAGATAAAGTTATCTGGGATAGATCTGATAACTATACTGAAGAAGATATTGTTGTATGGACTGATAGAAAGATTCCAAACGCAATTGATCGTAAGGGTCCTAACATTGCTTGGTTGATTGAAGCTATGCCTTATCATCAAGGTTACTACAACTTTGTTCATGAGAATAGAGATAAGTTTGATCAGATATGGACTCATGATAAGCAGATGTTAGATAATTGCGACAATGCTAAATTTTTACCACTTGGTGGATGCTGGATTGATGAGTTTGATTGGGCAATGCATAACAAGACGAAAGATTTTTCTATCATTGCATCGATGCATAAGTATTTACCAGGCCATAAGATACGGCATCAAATAGTTGCTGGTACTGAAGGTAAGGTTGATCGTTGGGGTAGCGGCTATCAAGCAATGGATGATAAAATTGAAGGACTTAAAGACTATCGTTATACTTTCTGTATTGAGAACTTTCGAAAGGACTTTTGGTTTACAGAAAAGCTTATTGACTGCTTTGTAACTGGTACCCTTCCTATCTATTGGGGTTGCCCTTCTATTGGTAACTTGTTTAATCTTGACGGTATGTTATGCTTTGAAGAATTACAAGAGCTACCTAAGTTACTTAAAGGTTGTACTCCTGAATATTATGAGAGTAAGAAGGATGCCCTGAAGGAGAATTTTGAGTTAGCTAAACAATATAGACTTGCTGAGCTAAAAATACCTGACTATATCTATGAAGGTAACAAAATATTCAGTTAGTAGAGTTGACTATTCCAAGCTGCTTGTATAAATAATAGTATGCCCATCGACAATACCACACCCGTAGTTGTACCAGCAGTGTCTGCAGTTCCAGAGTTGGAGTTTGATCAGCTATGGTTGCAGAGTATTACAATTGAAGCACCTACACAAACTGAAGGAACCATCAACATTTCATCTGTTCCATATAGTAGTCTATCAGGAGCATTCGCAAATAACAATGAAGTAATTAACATCTATACAGATGAGCTTTGGTCAGCGGTAGGAGCACTTTCAACTGTAGCAATGGCAATGACAGCTATCTTTGCTGCTACGGAAGACTTGAGGACTTGGGTTGAAAATCAATAATAATAAGTTGACATAATTACATTCACTATTATAATATAGGTAGTGAGGGAAGATAGAATATTAGTGACCGGAGGAACCGGTATGGTGGGTAGGCATCTACAAGATCTTATCCCTAAAGCTACGTTTGTTGGTTCCAAGGACTATAACCTTGGTAATATATTTGCTGTACAAGCAATGTATAATGATATTGAACCAGATTGTGTCATTCATCTTGCTGCTAAGGTAGGAGGAATACAAGATAACATTGCAAATCCATTAGCATTCCTTGAGGATAACTTAGTAATGAATACTAATGTTGTTAAAACTGCTAATGAGAATGGAGTTGAGAGGTTTATTGGCATACTTAGTACTTGTATCTACCCAGATAGACTTGAGGATAGTCAATATCCAATGACAGAAGACTTGCTTCATGCTGGTCCTCCTACTCCAACTAACTTTGGTTATGGATATGCAAAGAGAATGCTCGGAGTTCATTTAGATACAATTAGGAACTCAACCGATAAGGATTATTTTTCCATTATTCCAAGCAATCTTTACAGTGAATATGACCATTTTGATGATGATACAAAGGCACATTTTGTAACTGCACTACTTAAGAAAATTAAAAACTCAAAAAATGGAATTGTTCCTTTATTTGGAACTGGGCTACCCTTGAGACAATTTATTCATGCTGAAGATCTTGCAAAAATTATTGCAAAGTGTGCAACGAGAAAGGAACAAACCATGACTAACTTCAATGTTTGTTGTGATGAGACACCAATGATCATGGAGATTGCAGAAGAAGGTCTTAAAGCAGCTGGTAGGGATTTGGAACTTCAGTTTGATGCATCTAAGCCTGATGGTCAATACCGAAAAGATTGTGATAACTCAAAGATGAGGGAACTCTTTCCAGACTTTGAGTTCCTATCACTTGAAGAAGGCCTACGTAGAGTTTATAAAAAATTGTAATGAGTGAAAGAGATTGGAAATATGATACCTTCAAATTAGGAACATTTGGAGCAATAGTATTAGTTGTAACACTACCAGTTATTTTTATCGTGGCTACCATTGGCTCAGCTTTATCAATGTTATTCGGTAAGAAGAGTTGATTATTGTAACGAGGCTTCTATAATATTGGTATGAGTATTGACCTCGTATCTGATACGATTGATAAAACTGACATCAGGCATCTTATTGAATGGCTTGATAGTCCTGGTATGGATGTTCCACAACTAACTAAGGGACCCATTACTCCTATTTTTGAGCATAAGTTTGCCAATTGGTTAGGTAATAACAACTCCGTTTTTGTCAATAGTGGATCATCTGCTATCTTGTTAGGTCTTGCTGCACTTAAGTTTGGTGGTAAGCTAAAGAATAATAAGATTGTTGTACCTGATTTGAGCTGGGCTACTGATGTTAGTTCACCTCTTCTACTTGGTATGGATACTTATCTTGTTGATTGTAACATGCATAACCTCTCTGCCGATTGTGATCATCTTGAGCAATTATTTAGAGAGGAAAGACCAGCAGCATTTATTCTTGTTTCGGTATTAGGACTTGTACCTAACATGCATCGCATTCACGAGTTATGCCAAAAGTATGATGTTCTATTGATTGAGGATGTTTGTGAGAGTATGGGTTCTAAGTGCATGGGTCAAAAGCTTGGTACATTTGGTATCATGAGCTTCTTCTCTCTATACTTTGGTCACCATATCTCTACTATTGAAGGAGGTATGGTTGCAACTAACAATGCAGAAATCAATGATCTACTTCTTATGATGAGGTCACATGGATGGGATAGAGACCTTAGTAGTGAGAGAGCTGATGTTATTGCTGAAGAGAATGGTGTAGGTGAGTTTGATAGACTCTTCTCTTTCTACCTACCAGGGTTAAATGTTCGTGCTACTGACCTTCAAGCAGTTATTGGTTTGCGTCAAGTAGATAAGATTGATAACTTTGCTAAGATTCGTAATAAAAACTTCTTACACTTCAATGAGAGATTAGCTAACTCAAATAGCTTGATTAAACCTAATCAACATCCTGGTGACTTTGTCTCAAGCTTCTGCTATCCTATATTGCTCAATAAACGTGATGAGTGTGTTGCAGAGCTTAAGGCTAATAACATTGCATGTAGGCCATTGATTGCAGGTTCAATTAGCAAGAGTCCAATGTGGAAGAAGTTTGGTAACTATACACCTAACAATAGAAATGCATCTACGATTGATAGACTTGGCTTCTATGTACCTAACCATCAAGGTATGACTACAAAAGATGTAGATAAGATCTCAGACATTATTTTAAAATACTAAATGAAAACAGCACTAATAACAGGCATCAATGGGCAAGATGGTTCATATCTTGCAGAGTTACTTCTTGAGAAAGGTTATGAGGTATGGGGAACCATTCGTCGTAACTCTTCTCCAGAATATAATACAACTCGAGTAGATCATATCTTTAAGAGAGTTAATCTTGTATATGCAGACTTGACTGATATGTCTTCTCTTGTAAGTGTTTTACAAAAAGCTAAGCCAGTTGAGATTTATAATCTTGCTGCTCAATCACATGTACGAGTTAGCTTTGATGCTCCAATCTATACAGCAGAAGCTACTGGACTTGGTACTCTTAACTTACTTGAAGCTATTCGTTTGACTTGTCCTAAAGCAAGAGTCTATCAAGCATCCTCAAGTGAGATGTTCGGTAATACAATTGATGAGGATGGCTTTCAAAGAGAGACTACTCAACTCAATCCAGTAAGTCCTTATGGATGTGCAAAAGTATTCTCTTATAACATTTGTAACAACTACAAGAATAGTTACAATATGCATATCAGTAATGGTATACTTTTCAATCATGAATCACCAAGACGTGGTATCAACTTTGTAACTAATAAGGTTGTTCATGGTGCAGTAGATATTAAGCAAGGTCGTAAGAACACTTTGACTCTTGGTAACCTATCTGCAAGTCGTGATTGGGGTCATGCTAAAGACTATGTTAAGGCAATGTGGATGATGCTCCAACAAGATGAGCCAGACAACTATGTTTGCTCTACTGGTGTATCGCATACAGTTCAAGATCTTGTTAACTATACTTTCGATGTACTTAGTGTTGATACAAATCTTATAAGGACTGCTCAACAGTTTGAACGACCAGAAGAACTACAGCATCTTAAAGGTGATTGTACTAAACTAAAAACTAAGCTTGGTTGGGAACCAACATACACTTTTGAGACAATGCTCGATGAGATGATATTTGTAGCTGCTAATAAGCTTAACAAAGATGTTGATACTCGCAAATTCTAATATATAATAAAGACGTAACTATGATTATTAAGCAAGAAAAATATAACGGAGACTTTATCCATAAGCGCTTTGCCTATGAGCAATTTCGTAAGGATGTATCTCCAGTAGGCAATATTGTTGCCTTCCGAGCTCCTATGGATGTAACTGAGAACCTTATTGACTTAGAAGATACTCTCTCTAATGACTTTATTGCTTCTGCAGATGCTATTAACTTTTGTTGGGAGATTCCTAACCTTTGTCCTCTTGGTGCTGTATCCTTTCAACGACTTCTTAATACTGCTATAGCACAGATCTTGAGTAGGCATATTAGCGCTCCTATCGCAATGGATGGTGATGACCTTATGGTTCAGAAACGCTTCATTGGCTCTGATGGTGAGACTCGTGATGAAGGTAAGGTTAGTGTTTCAATTACTTACTCACTTGAGAATGTTGCTGTTGGTCATACTGCTATCAATATTGATGCTGGTAAAGATGCTCCTGGGTTTGCTTTCTCTTCAAGGTTAAATGATGAAAAAGCTCAAGAGTTTATGAATGAGGTTATTGCTTACTTCAATCATGAAGTTAAAGATCAATTTGTTGCAACAACTAAGATCGTAGTATAAATGCTAGTTGAGTATTACGGAGTAGAAGATAACTTCTGCGAGTGGAGCTATATACATGGAGTCTTAGAGCATCTTAAATTGGATGATAACTTTAAGATTCATGTAGTAAGCACGACTCCGGAATGGGATTATAGAGAGAAAGTAGTACTCGATAAAGAAAAAAAGAATGTTATTATCGGGCTTGCAGATGAATGGTCGTCTGATAACATTCCTCAAGAGTGGAAAGATAACGCTACTGTGTTCAAGGCTTACCTAAAGCCAGAACAAGAACAAGGCAACGTACATTCCTTCCCTCTTGGCTATAACAAGAAGCATACTAAGCTTCCTAATAAGCCAATACAATCAAGACCTATAGATGTATTCTTTGCTGGTCATATGGCTTCAACAAATAGGAGACATTACCTACGTTGGGTAATAGATTACTTCCAAGAAATGCCTAGGAGTAAGAGACCAAAACTAGACTTTAATATTACAAGAGGTTTCAATACTGGTCTAAATGGTAAAGAGTATTCACAAAAGTTACATGATGCCAAGATTGTAGTTTGCCCTGCTGGTAATGTAAGCATGGAGACATTTAGACACTATGAAGCTATGAGGAGTGGTGCAATTGTTGTATCACCTAAATTGCCTGGTACTAAGATCTATAAGGATGCTGCTATTTGTCAAGTAGATGATTGGGAAGGTAACGTTGGTGATACAATCATGGACTTGCTTTCTGATAGTGATATGTTACAATTAGTACAAGACCGACAACAACAGACCTATAACAATAGGTTCACTGCAACGTCAGTAGCTAAGTATATCAATGAACTTCTTCCAGATACAAAATAAACTCTTCTTCTCTAATAAGAAGGAGCAACCAGATCCTCTTGATCAAGAGGGTGAGCAGGCTTTCGTACCCTTCCTACTCAATAGGTGGTTAACGATGTATAGTAAAGAGACTGTTGGCTTTGTTAATGCTACTCTCAATAAGTATTGTGGTATCTTTGATACCGATAAGCAAAAGACTTATAAGCTATACTACAACCTTATACCTCGTCTTAAGTTCAAGCGTATCACATACATTAAGAAGGTTAAGAAAGATAAGGATAAGGAAGAAGAGAAAGATCAGCTTAAGATGATTGCTAAGAATAACTTTATGTCCTCTCGAGAGTTAGAGCAATATAAGGAGTTGATTAATTCATAACAAGTAGTAAATAATAGCATGGCACAAAGAAGTATTGATACTCTAGCTACTCAACGGCATTTGATTGACCTCTCTACTCACTCAGAAGGTGATATAGGTCTTACGGATGACTTTGAGTTGACAATGATTTTTGATGATATCCTTCTCGTAGAATATATTGACGAGAACGAGCATGGTGAGATCCAACGTAATGGAATTTATGTTCCAACTAATGCAGTAACTAAAGCTTGGCGTAAGGCAAGAGTAGTTCTTGCAGGACCTAAAGCAGAATATGCTAAGAAGGGTGATATTGTTCTCTTTCCAAGTAACTTAGGAGTTACTGTAGCTAATATTGATGTTCAAGGTACGGTAGTTAAGAAGGGCATCTTCTTGAATGAAGATCGTCTCTTTGGTATCTGTAACCTTAAAGATGCAGATAGCTAGACCAGCTCTTGATACGTTACTACGTAGTAATGTTTGTGAAGTACGCTTTGTAAGACGAGATCCAAGACCTGGTGACGGTCCTACAAGGCGTATGCTTTGCACTAAGGATTTGAGTATCCTTACCTCTCTTAATGGTAGAACTACTCTTCACTATAGGCCACCTCGAGGTGGTATGCAAGTCAATGAAGCAATGCAAAACATTTGTGTTGTATGGGACATCTTCATGCAGGACTATAGAAACGTTGCGATGAATAGCTGCAACTTAATCCAAACTATTCCAGCAAATGAGTGGTGGGGTTATTTCAACGAGAATATATACCCGATGTCACCAGCTCAGAAAGCTAACTTTATGAACTCATGAATGTATCTACTGAAAACTTCTCTGATCACCTTAAGCCTTTCCTATTGCAGCGAGTGGCTATTTGTACAGATAAAAAGATTATCCGTAAAGGTAAGTTGAGGATTTTTCAGATCAAGCAACATTACGCGAAGCTTACTTTAGAGGATGAAGTAAGAACACGCTTATATGAGATTCCATATCCTTACGAGATGTCAACTGATGGTAGAAAGCTTACTCTTTGTTACAAGCTTGAGAAGTTTCTTAATATTGGTGACCTCGAACTACAAGTTAAGTTTTTAGACTCAAGTAAGAGCTCTAAACTATATGACTCCAATGTCTATATTCTACCACTGGAAGATGTCCAGTTTTAACTTGATTATGCTACATAGTATTGTATACTAGTTATAGTGATCGGTTCTATAACAAACAACTTCCCCGAGGGCTATACCCCTAACTCCTCTCAAGTAAAGCTTCTAAAGAGTATCGACGAAGCTTTTGCATCAGGTAAAAAGTTTATTATCTGTAATGCACCTACTGGTTCAGGTAAGTCTTTTATCTCTAAGACTCTTGGTAACGCTGCTGAGGATGCTCCAGATGAGTTTAGAGAGCTAGTTACATCTTATGCTGCCTTCAAGAGAGGCTCTTCTGGTTATAAGTATCAAGAAGAGATGGATGAGACTGCTCCCTTTGGTTGTACTGCATTGACTATTACAAAGGCTCTACAAGATCAATACAAAGAGCTATTCGATGATGTAGAAGTTGTAAAGGGTAAGTCTAACTATCAATGTGTAGTAGATGAACGCTTTCCTGTAGATGTAGCTCCTTGTGTAAGCTCTCAGAACCTTAAAGCTGATTGCTGGGCTAAGTGTAAGTGTCCATACTATGAAGCTCGTAATAGAGCTCTTACATCGCAGTTTAATACCCTCAACTACAATATGTTCTTTGCTCTACCTGACCATCTTAAGAAGAGGCAGTTCTTAATTTGTGATGAGGCTTCTGAGCTTGAGGATCAGCTTGTTAAAGAGTTTACTTGTAGAATTGAGTATAAGTTTCTTGCACGTATGGATATTGCTCCTCGTATATTGACTTCGAGTATGAATGCTGTTAAATGGTTAACTGAGCTACAGGTTGACCTTACTGATAAGATTGACGATATTAAAGACATTCTCAAGAATAGTAAGACGCGTAATAAGAAGTCTCTAATGGACTTAACTACTAATATGCAAAGATTGCAGAACCTTAAAGGTAAAGTAGATCTTATAACTGACTCATGGAGCGAGAGTGAGTATGTTCATACTAAAGATAGAGAGAGTATTACCTTTATGCCTCTTAAGGTTAACAATCTTGCTAAGAGACTATTTGACTTCGCTGATCAAGTCATCTTAATGTCTGCTACTATCATTGACCCGGATAACTTCTGTAAGAGTTTAGGTATTGATGACTACCAATACGTAGAAGCAGAGTCAAGCTTCGATGCTAAGAAGGCTCCTATTGTATGTAACCCTAAGTATAAACTTAACTATCACCTTATGGAGAAGAACCTTCCTAAAGTGATTAGACAAGTAGCTGAGATTTGTAAGCATCACGGTAATGATAAAGGTATTATTCATACTCATAACAATACTATTACTGCTAAGTTAAGTCACATGTTATATGGTGATAGGTTCTTGTATAGAGAGCCTGGTATTAAGAACGAAGATATCTTAGATCAACATATGCTTAGTGCTGACCCTACTGTATTAGTATCTCCCTCTATGTCTTATGGTGTAGACTTGAAAGGTGATCTAGCTAAGTTCCAGATCATCATCAAGGCTCCATTCCTACCTACTAAGGATGTAAGGATTGAGAAGCTAATGAAGTCTGACTTTAGTTGGTATCAGAATAAAATGCTATGCTCTCTTATTCAGTCCTGTGGTAGAGGTATTCGATCTACTGATGATGAGTGTATTACATATATTCTAGATGGTACTATTGTTGAGAACATTGTGAGAGCTAAGCATAAGTTACCTAAATACTTCCTCGAACGCTTCGTCTAGCATTAAATAATAGTAGCTTTGAAGAAATATACTTACAATTTTGAGATCAAGGATCTACTTACCCAGTTTATTGCCGCGTTTGACGATACAGTTATTAAGCGCTACAATAAAAATAGGGAAGCAGAGCAAGAGATTGCAGTACGATATGTGATGGCACCTAAGCAGCGCATCATGTATGATATTATTAACAAAGCGCAAAACTTAAAACTACCTGTTGTTAGTGTAGATCTTGCGGGAGTATCTTATGATACTGAACGAGTATTCAATAAGCTCGATGGTTTTGATAACTATGGTGAACAAACTCAGTCATCAATCAATACACCAGTACCAGTTAACTTAGAGGTTAACATGTCTATACTTTGTAGGTATATGTCAGACATGGATCAGATCCTCTCTAACTTTGTACCTTATACTAACCCCTATATTGTTCTCGCATGGAGAGAGCCAGTAGACCAATCATTGCTTAGTGCTGGTGAAGTACCATTCAATCCTATTGAGATTAGATCTGAAGTCCTTTGGAGTCAGAATATCTCTATGAACACTCCTACGGATACAACATATAGTGAGAAGTTTAGAATAGTTGCTGATACTTCGTTTACTATTAAGGGTTGGATGTTTAGAAATAAGAATGATAGATCTAATCCAATCTACTTCATTGACATGAACTTTATCAATGCTGATAAAGGTTATAGCTTTACTCCTGCTATAACATCAGTAGACTACGAAAGTTTCTATGATAGCTTAACTGCTGATGCTGAGATTGAGACCTTATCACTTTCTGGTTACCCATTCACTGACTCAGTATTTTATAATGCTTCTGGCTACCCAATGCCAATTGATAGCCCAGTAACAATTACTACTCAAGCAAAGCAACTTAATAAGGGTACATTTACTCTTATTGGTCAGAACTATAATGAGACAGAGTTTGTTCTTCTCTCATCGACATCTGCTCTAACAGATACTCTAACATCAGTACCTACAACCTATACAGGTACAATTGAAGGATATCTATTACCACTTTCCAGCTATACTGTACAAAGCGATACAGTAATGAATATCAATCTCTCGAATCTAAATACTGCAGGAACATTCCAAGTAGTAGTCAAGAACCCAGCAGGGTGGACTTCTACCGGTGATTTGTCTGGAGTATCCTTCACCACAGAATAAATAACTTAAGATGGCCAACACGAACCCAACTAACGACGGAAGAGCTGCTACATTTGGTAGAAACCTTATGAGCTATGTCTCCAATCGCCTTCCGTATGCTTCACAAGAAGATGATGCACTTAATGATAAGTATAAGTACTTTGCAAAGAATGGTCAACAAAGAGCAGAAGCTCTTGTTAAGTCATCTGTAACTTCTGCTAATCCTTACAACAATATCCCTATTGGTGACTTTGGTAAGGATGGTTCTTTCAATGATGTTATGTATGCATCACTTGATCAGGACAAAGGTGGTCGTATGCGTGACTATCGTATAATGGCTTCTAACAATGAGGTCTCAGAAGCTCTTGATGAGATTTGTGACGAGATGATCAATCCAGATGAGAATGGTCGTGTTGTTAAGATTGGTTATGAAAACATCGAGCTTGATGTGGATCAAAAGACTGATCTTGATCGTGAGTTTGATAAGTATGTTGACTTCTATGATCTTAAAGCAAAGGGTTGGACTTACTTCCGACAGCTACTTGTTGAAGGAGAAGTCTTCTTTGAGCAGATTCTACATGATGACTATACTAAAGAGGGTGTTCTTGGTTTGATTAATATCCCAGCTGAGATTATTGACCCAGTTTATAACAACATCCAGAACATGCTTGTTAAAGGCTTTATCTATAAGAAGCCAATCTTTAGTGTGCAACAGCCTAATAAGGTTGAAAAGACCGAAATGATTCCAATGGAGCAGAATCAAATCGTTTATGCTAACTCTGGTGTCTATAATGAGACTAAAGACTTTGTTATTCCTTTCCTTGAAAATGCTCGTCGTCCTTATCGTCAGCTTTCTCTTATTGAAGATGCTATTGTTATCTATCGATTAGTAAGAGCTCCAGAACGTCTCGTATTTAACGTTGATGTTGGTAATATGGCTCCACCAAAGGCTGAAGCATATCTCCGCAAGCTTATTCAGAACTATTGGTCAAAGAAGACCTTTGATAGTGATCAGTCTAATGTAGTTAACAAGTTTAACCCTCAGTCAATGCTTGATGCCTTTTGGTTTGCTAAGCGTCAAGGCTCAGATGGTACTTCTGTTACTCAGCTTCCAGGAGGTGCTAACCTCGGTGAGTTGACTGACCTTATGTACTTTATCAAGAAGCTTTACAGAGCTCTTAAAGTACCTGCTACTCGTATTGATCCAGAAGATCGCACCGTTGATCCATCAACTATCCTTCGTGAAGAGCTTAAGTTTGCTAAGTTTATTGTTCGTATTCAGCAAGGTATGGCTGCTGCAATTAAGAAAGGCTTTGTAACACATCTTAAGCTTAAAGGTATCTGGGATGACATGGGTCTTACAGAGACTAACGTTGATATTGCTTTCACTCCTCCTACTAACTACTATGAGATGAGAGAGAATCAGAAGCTAGAGCTTAAGGCTGCTAACTTCAATACTCTTGCAAGTAACGAGTTTGTCTCTGTTACATATGCTCAGAAGAAGTATCTTGGTTGGAAGGATAGAGACATTCTTGCTAACAGAGAGTTCATGCGTAAGGATGCTGAATTCCAATGGGAGATTGCACAGATTCAAGCCGCTGGTCCAATGTGGAAAGAGCAACTTGCTGCAGCTGCTGATGCTGGCGGTGAAGCCGGTGAAGGTGGCGACATTGGTGGTGGAGCTGCTGGTGGTGGCGGTGATGGTGGCATTCCTGAGTTCGGTGGAGGTCCTGCTGGTGGTGATGCTGCTGCAGGTGATGATGCCGGAGCTGAGCCAGCTGCTGAGGCTGAAGCTGATACTTCTGCAGATCAGGCTGAATAATTCAGTGCTAACACAATCTTAGACATTAAATATGTTTAATGATCCCAACACATCCTTTATTTGGTAGACTGCATGTAACGTTTGTTAAGCCAGGCTCTGGCTCAAGCTCAGAATCACCAGACCCTATCCCGGAGGTCGGAACAGAGGCTATCTTTGCATTTGGAGCAGATTGGAAGTATCTATCACAGACAGGTGATCCTGGTGACTTTACTGCAACTGATTATGATGATTCAGCTTGGCCTAGTGGTCCAGGTGAGTTAGGATTTGGTGATGGTGATGAAGCTACAAACATAGGTAAGACAGCTACTAACATTGCTTACTTCTTCCGTAAGACAGTTGACATTACTTCAGGTAGTAAGTATGATGAGTATGACTTGAGTATCCTTTTTGATGATGGTGTTGTTGTTTATGTTAATGGAGAAGAGCAAGCAAGATCAGTTAACTGGGCTTCAGGTGCTATTGCTTGGAATCAATTAGCTACTGGCACTATTGCTGATAACGAAGTAATACCTGCAACAATTCCTGCTTCAGCATGGAATGATGGTGAAAATGTTATTGCTGTTCAAGTTTCAAACAACCAATCAGGTAGCTCTGATGTATCATTTAACATGAGTGTGGATGCAGTTAAGAATGCTGTACCTTATAGCCACATTGCAGGTCAGTATGCTGTATTCAATACCGCATCAGCAGTAGCTAACATTGTAGCTGGTCCTACAAGTCTTGATGAAATTAGTGGTATGACCTCCTTGGCACTTACAACTAACATTGGTACATTTGCAATGATTGATGACGATGTTGATGATAGAATATTCTTTATTGATAGAGATGGTGCATCGCAAGGTGCTATGGTTCTTGAGAGCTATACATGGGATGATGGTGAAGCAATGTTCGGTTATACAGATCAGACAACCAATGTTAAATACTTAATGATTGGTGAGATTGGAGATAATGGTGCTGCATTCGCGACCAGGTCACTTATTAGAACAGTTGAGCCAGAAGTTGATGGATCTACATTTACTATTGCTGCATCTGCTTATGAAGTGATTGATTACCAATTCCCAGCTACACCGACATTTGTTTCAAGTCCAGGTGCTGGAACAAACAGAGGTGACTCAGAGGCTGCATTTGTATGTCCTATTGATGAGAGGATTTACATCATAACTAAGAGAGAGCCAAAGCCAAGAGTCTATTCTCTACCATTACAGAGCTCTTATACAGGTACTCAAACCTTGACATACCATGGAGAAATTAATGGTGTTGAGAACATGACGACAGGTCCAAGCTCTCCAACTCCAACAACAAATGCTACAGAAGCAACATTAAGTCCAGACTTTACAAAGGTTCTTATTAAGAACTACGACAAGGTATTCCAATACTACAGAACAGATAATACAATTCCATGGACAACAGTTCTTACAGTTTCTTCACCAGTTGAAGATGAAAACTATGTTGGTTTAGGTTCTGGTCCTGGTCAAGAGCCACAAGGTGAGGCAATGACTTGGGATCCATCTGGCAATGGTTACTATACTACATCAGAATACAACGGAGGTGGAACACTACCACTTTACTATTACCCTCTTTCAGCTGCACAGCCTGGTGTATACATAATAGGACAAGGACTTGAAGGTTATACAGGTGGTGAAGATACATGGATCTGGAGTAAAGCAGCCAATGTAAATGATAATAACTCTTCTGCAGCTACACTTATTTCTGATAAGAACCCAACTGATGAAAGATGGGGATTCACTAAGTTTGGTGGTCTCGATACCCTCTTTGCTGATAACACAACAGTTACAGTAACGGATGCATCATTTACATTCTATGTCGATACTGAGGGTCAAGGTATTGCATTCCATGAAGCACTCTCCGCTATTGATGCATCAACAGTAACATACACAACTGTGGATGGAACAATGTCTCCTGGTATTGGTTATGATGCTGTAGCAATGGCAGAAGATCCACTTGCTGATAACTTTGTAGGTAGTGTTACTGTTAACTTCCCTGTATCAACAGTTCAGAATTGGATTAGAACTCCTGAGCAGAACTTTGGTTTCTGGCACCTTGCTACTCACTCATCAGATGGTCAGCAACTTGGATCCTTTGAAGCAGCATCAATCAGTCAAAGACCAACACTTAACTTTACTATATCCGTCTAATAACAATAACTAAACAAAAAGAGAGCCAGCAGAAATGCTGGCTCCCTTTATTTATAAAGATTGGCTTTATATTAACGTGATGGATTGTTACTGTAGAATTGAGTTCTGTAGTAAACTATGCCAGCGGAAGCAGCAATAGCTGAAACTTGAGCAACGTTTGTAAGACCACGTAGAGTAACACTCTCACCAGTACCAACTAACAGACCGTTAGCTGCGTCTGGATACTCCATGTCATATAGTGTAAGATCACCAGTAGTCTTGTTAATGATAATAACTTCTGAGCAAGGTTGGCCACCTGTAAGAGCAGGTGTAGCTGTATTTGTAAATGCAGGAATTGCAGCACCGGTAAGCATTGTCAAAGAAGTGGAGATGTTTTGATTGAATGATCTACAGATATTGTAGTTAACATATCCGGATCCGTTATTGTAGTTATCAGCCATACATTTATTTAATAGAGCTTAGCATATTTACAAGAAGTTTTATAGAGATTTTACAACTATGTATTAAATAATGGTATGGCAGCTTGCGAAATCACCCCTCTCTCAGCTTTTCTTTCCACCAATCTTAACAATAAGATTGATTGTTACGGGCGCTTAGGTGATCGTATGAAGAGGGCATTAGGTTATCCTCTTGTATCAGTAGAGATTCATCCTGATCAGTTGCATGAAAACATTCAGATTGCTATAGAATACTTCACAAAGTTTGCAGGATATACAAGAGAGTATTTGATCTTTGACTCAGCTCTATATGAGACTAATAAAGGCATTCGTTTAGACATGCTCTATACTCTTGCTAATACTGATATGGATACTAACCGTAAGAAGATTGCTGGTACCAATCCATTAGGACCAGGTCCTGAGTTCTACGGTTCGACACCAGACATCGTCTATACAGCACAAGCAGCTATATCAGGAACACTCTTCTCATCTAACTCAGCTCTTTCAGCAGACTTCGAAGATGGTATTGAAATTGGTGAGTTGTTTGATCACACTCTTGTAGATACACTTACAACATTTAGTGATACACTTTCCTCTACCTTTAAACCTAATAAGCGCAGAACAATAAGGACAGAAGGTAGTTGTGATGAGACTGAGCAAACCCACTATCAGAATGCTTTTGACTATGACCTTATGGATTACAGAAAGGTTATATCAGTTACAGACTTTGAAGAAGGATCCAGTACAGGTATCAATACTCTCTTTACTATTGAGCAAACATTAGCTCAACAAACTTACTTTTCATATGCAATGGGTAACTATGGCTTTGATCTTGTATCATGGTATACAATGAAGGAATTCCTTGATACACGTGAGAAGATGCTTGCTTTGAGAAAGGATATTGTATTTGATGATAGAACCCAATACATGAAAATGTATCCACAACCTCGTAGTAATGAGCGTTTCTATGGTGTACTTGCATGTTATATTGAAAGACCTCTACGTGATCTTGTTAAAGAGCAATGGGTATATGAGTATGCATTAGCACTCTCTATGATTACTGTTGGTAGAGTTCGTGGTAAGTTTGGTAGTGTTCAGCTTCTTGGAGGTGGTGCTCTTAACTATGACATACTTCAAGAAGGTATTGCTAAGAAAGCAGAGCTTGAAGAGACTCTTATGACTGGTGCTACATCAGGATTCGGTGATAATGATCCTATTGACTTCTTTGTTGGATAATGAAAAAGAATAGTAAGTATCGTCAAGGTATATTTGTTCCAACTAACTTGGACAAGTTCATTGGCGAACGTGCTGTTTATAGATCTGGCTTAGAGTTAAAGTTTTTTCGCTTCTGTGATAACAATGCTAATGTGTTAAAGTGGGGTTCAGAGAATATTAAGATACCATACTTCAATAAGTTAACTGGTAGAACACATAGATACCATATAGATAACTATGTCGTTATAAGAGAAGGTGATCAAGTTACTAAGTATTGTGTAGAGATTAAACCATATAAGCAAACTCTACCACCTACAACCAAGTATAAGAAGAAGAGTAATCTTATATACGAGCAGAAAGCTTACGTTACAAACCAGTGTAAATGGGAAGCTGCTAAGAAATATTGTGAAGGAAGAGGATATAAATTTTTAATCCTTACAGAAAGAGAGATAACATAGGCTCTGGGCATAAATATATGTATGTCACTTAAACTAAACCTTGTTTGTGAGAATCCTGATCTAAATGACCAATTTGAGGTTATTGAAGAGCAGACCAACAAGAACAGCCCATCTAACCTTTTTATTAAGGGACCTTATATGATGGCTGACGATGTAAACCGTAATAAGCGTGTTTACCCTCTTGATGAGCTTGAACGTGAAGTTGCCGTTTATAACGAGACTTTTGTTAAGCCTGGTCGTGCAATGGGAGAACTCAACCACCCAACTACAGCTGATGTTGACCTCGAAAGAGCTTGTCACATGGTAACCGAACTTACTCAAGATGGAAACGTCTTCTATGGTAAGTCTAAAGTACTTACTACACCTTGTGGACAAATTGTTCGCGCATTAATCAATGATGGTGTTAAAGTTGGTATGTCTTCACGTGCTCTTGGTAGTCTTGAAGAAGGTTCTAACCATAATGTAGTACGTAACCTTAAGCTTGTTGCAGTAGATTGTGTTGCTGACCCATCCTACCCTAAAGCTTTCGTTAATGGCATCCTTGAATCTAAACAATGGGTTCTTGCTGATGATGGTAAGTATGAAGAAGCATATGAGCAGTTTGAAGAGGCTGTTGGTAAGCTTCCTAAGAAAGAAGTTGAGAAGTATCTTCTCGAAAGAATCATGGGATTCATTAACAAGATTTGATTTCTAACTAAAACTAATTAAATAACTGTATGTCCGACGAACAAAAATTAGAGCCTACCAAGGAAAGCTCCACAAAAGCTAAGATTGTCAAGTTTATTGATGCACTTTCTGACGAAAACTACGCTAGTGCGAATAAATATTTACAATCAGCTGTTGAAGATAAGTTGACAGATCGTATCCGTCAGGCAGCAGAAAAACCACTCTTTTAAAAATATGAACAAAGAAGAATTACCAAAAGACATCGAAGAGGTTCTCACCAATGAGAGTGTAGAAGCTATCGAGAATGCATTCAAAGAAAAGCTTGAGCTTTCTGTTGAAGCCGCCCTTACCCAACAAGATGACCTATATGCTGAGAAGCTTGAGACCCTTGTTGCAAGCATTGACAAAGACCATGCCCAAAAGATGGAGCGCCTTGTTGAAGCTGTTGATACAAACAATGCCAAGAAGCTAGCCCAAGTCATTACTAAGTATGAGACTGAGCTTAATGAAGGTGCTGTTGAATTTAAAGAGACTCTAGTTGAGTCCATCTCCAATTACATTGAAGAGTATGTTGACGACGCAATTCCAGCAGAAGCCATCATGGAAGCTACCCGTAATAAGGAAGCTCTTAACGTACTTCACAATCTTCGCAATACACTTTCCGTTGACTCTTCCCTTATGGCAGAGAGCGTTAAGACCGCTATTGTTGAAGGTAAGACCGAGATTGATGAGCTTAAAGCTGAAATCGCTAAACTTAAAGCAAATAACGTAACCCTTACTGAAAGCTACAATGACGCTAAGAGCGCTGCTTTCCTTGAGTCTCGTACTGCTAAGTTTACTGATAAGAAAGCTGCTTATCTTAAGAAAGTTTTATCCGATAAGACTCCAAAGTTTATCGAAGAGAATTTCGAATACACCGCCCGCTTATTTGACCGTAAGGAAAAAGAGCAAATGGAAGTTATTCGTGAGGAAGCCATTAACCAACGCACTGTGAAGGTTAGTAAAGCTCCTAAACCAGTTGTTGTGGAAAAAGTTGAACCATCTACTCCGTCAAACCCTTACTTAAGTGGGTTGGATAAGATGAAGTAATTCTACTTTAACATAAACAATGAGGTGCTAGTCACCTGAGTTACTTGGGCTTGCCCCATGAAGGTTGAAATACAAAAAATAGAAAATAAAAAATATGAATAAACCA